TGCCGCGTCTGCGGGTTATAATTCGACGGCACCTGCAGAATACGCCCGCGCAGATGATAATTACGGCTCACCTGCTGGCTGCCGAACTGCTCCGAGTCCACCTGCACGCCGACCAGTGCCGTGTTCGGGTAGCACTGTTTCACATCGATGATTTCGGTGTATGACGACCAGAGCGTTTTGTTCTGCAGCTGGTCTGTGGTGCTGTCCGGCGTCATCCTGCGCACCCGGGATGCCCCCGTCGTCGTGTAATCAGAGCCGCAAGGCGGCGCTCCCACTCCTGCCGTCCCTGCCGGATCTCAGATAAGTTTTCCATGGTCATCTGCTGACCATTAAAGGTGACGGATTTTCCGTCCAGCACCGCCATTTCAGCTTCCGTATAACGCTGAATCATGGCTTCGATATCATTCTGGTTCATAACCATCCTCCGGAAGTCAGCCAGGGGTTAACATCGTCAGTTACTGTTTTCTTCCGTTTTTGTTTTTTAACAGGCGTGGATACCGGTTCCGGTGAGGGTGACGGTTCGGTACTGTCCGGGACACACTCCAGCCAGGTTTCCCGGCTCGCCCACTCCGGTGCATCCGGCCAGCGGATCTTTTCGTATCCATGCAGAATGACCAGAGCCTCGGCATACACCATCAGGTCAAAAGCTTCGTTGGCACCGCGACCCGGCTTACTCCATTTCCCGTCACTGCTCCGCTCTTCATACGTCAGTTCGTCGTAAAACCAGCTCCCCAGCCAGTCAGGGAAATGCACATAGCCGGGACCTGGCGAGTCACGCCATAACGCGTTATTCACCCGGTCTTTCAGGGCATCCGTCTGAAGAAGCCAGAGCGGCACATCACCTGCGGCCTGCGCCCGGCGGCCCGTTCGTCCGGTGTTATCAGGGAATGTACGGCTGATCAGTTTTGCGCGCCGGATGCTGTCACCCTTAAACAGGTAAATACGTTTACCAAGGCCATCACGACGGCAACGACGCCAGAATTTATAGGCATTATCAGTGACCCCGTCTTCACCGCCGGAGTCCACCGCCATTGCCATCAGTCGCATTTGTTGAGAAGGATCGGAGGCCAGCGGCCAGCTTTTATGAAAAACATCCGTCAGCAGGACATCCCAGTCTTCCGGGTAGCTGGCCGGATCAATTCGCTGGCTCTCCCCGTCGCTGTCACCGCGCAATGACTGCGTGATGTTGTAACGATCAATAATCCAGCGTTCGCCACGGCTGCCATAGCCCGTTACCTGAACCACAAAACGGCGATGACGTCCCGCCTGCACATCCACTGTCGCCACAAGGAAATTAACGCCATCCGGCACACTGCGGGAAAGAACTGGCTCTGCCCGCTGCTCAAGCAGTTCACTTTTTCGTTGCTCCATGCTGGCACGGGGAAGATAAGGTAATCCCCAGTCGGTATTGATAACCGTCTTGAGTGTTTCTTCACTTCCGGTTGTCTCGTATTCCTGTTCTGCAGTAAGCAGTTTGTAAACGAGTTGCGAGAGTGTCTGGTAAGCAGCTGCCGGACCCTCCATCCAGAATGACGCAATACGTGAGCGTCGGGGATCACCATAACGACTGCCATCCGCATTGATGGATTCACCATCCCGCAACCAGACCCCACGTCCGTTCAGCTCACGTTTTTGTTCAGGCATAATCCGTCCTGAACAGGAAGGACACTGAATATAAGCCGCCTCACTTGCCAGCACGGGATCGGCAATATCACGGAAACCAGCAACCACATCGCCGCAGGGCTGAAAATACTCACCACAGTGTGGACAGGGCCAGTACCAGCGACGGCGATCACCACGGTTATAGAGCGACAGGATCCCCGTGGTTGGTGGAGCCTCATGCGGTGAAGTCCGTCGCCATTTCACATCCTTCACATCCCTGCCGGGGGAACTCTCCACCAGCGTCATACCACTGGACATAAATGTTGTGGTACGTTTTGAGGCAAGAGAGAAAGCATCCCCCTCGCCATCAATATCTTCCGGAAAACGGTCATAATCCGTCAGCGCGACGCATTTATAATCTGATGAGGACATGATATTGACTGACGGCCAGCCGATTTTCAGGTAGTTACCAGCAAGGAATGTTCTGTCATAAACGTTGTTGTCATTTTTGTTCGGACTCAGGCGACTGACCACTTCCGGGCTGACGCGAAACGTTCTGGCAAGTCGTTTTTTGGAGTGTTCGCGGGCTTTTTCCTCCGTCATCTGAATGATCAGCATATCCGCAGGATCGCAAATCACGTTGTAAATCCCCCAGCCGTCAATCAGGCCGATAGTCTTGCCGGTTCGTGCCGGGCCAACAAATATCACTGCGTCGTATTCACGCGAGGCCAGGCAGTTCATCGGCTCAATAACATACGGTGCCACCAGCGGATCCCACGGGACTGAGTTCCCGGCCCCCATGGGCACCCGCATATATTGAGCAACGGCATCAGCAACCTGCATTCGTCTCGGTGCGCGAAGGATATAACCTGAATCGGTTCGTGCTGCCTTTGCGGTTTCCTGATTCAGCATTACTCCTCCTGCTGTAATTCCTCCTCATCATCCGCACCTGCTTCGGTCCCCCGCAGGGCTATCTGATCGCGCAGATCATCAATAATGGACTGAACACGGCTCACAGCGGCAGGCTGCAGACCGCAGTCACGTTCAAGAATATCCGGTAATGTCTCCAGCACCTGCACGACCGCTTTTGCCCAGATGGCAAACTCCCGTCTGACATCACTGGCCGGAATGAGTTGCGCCGTTTCCTGTTCGAACTTAAGACGCTCACGTTCAGACTGATACCAGGCTTTGCGCTCATGCGCGTCCATTTCGCCTTCTGCAACCGGCGGTGGTAATGCCAGAAATGCCGACACAATATCAACCACCCGATAAAGCTTGAGGTTGCTTTCATGCCCCCCTGCAACGGGTAGATTTTGCAGCCTTGCCGCAGCAGTCTGGCGATGTACACCTGACAATGCCGCCAGTTGACTGATATTCAGCGTCAGATTTTTTAACTCTCGATCCATACCCGCTCCAGAATGTTTTAAACATGCATCTTGCGAACAACTTTAGGCAAACGGTGTTAGTGATGAACAAAAAACAATCAGAATCGACACCATAAAAATAAAATCACTGTAATATCAATCAATTACAGTGATGGTGATGACGAATAAAATTTCAAAAACTAGCCTTTTTCCGCGACGCTCCCGCCCCGTGGCAGGCCACCCCACCGGAAGGACCCGCACAAATGAGAGCTTTTATCATTAACATTTACAGATAAGATGACGTACATCATTGAAACGCCATTCAGCCATATACCGGCAGCATTCGTAGTTGCACTCCGTAACCCTGCGACTAAGGTTGAAAGCATGGCCATCTTTTTGCCACCGGCAAATCTTCAATGGATTTCCCCTGCCGGTTTTTTATTTCTCACATTATCGCAGCCACTCAGTGTGAAGGGCTGCTGTAATGCCGCAATCTTTTTTAACATGAAAAAGGCCGCAGAGCGGCCTTTATGGTTTATTGACAATTGATTAAGACGTGTGGCACTTATTGGCACACCAATAGCAACCATTCACCCGGGAATATCCTTTGGCCTTTGCCTCTGTTACCGCCGAAGAACAATCACTATAGTAACCAAGGTAATCGCGGTTAGCTACAGAAGGAAGATATGAACATTCCTCAGCATGCACCTCATGATCGCCATTGCTCTGAGCATTTTTGTTCACGTAATAGTGTTTAAAAACCATTGTATAACTCCATGTTGACGCTGATATTCAGCATTAACATGCTATATCACCAATTACACAAACATAAGCTTGTTATTTCAATTAGTTGATAACGATCACCACTGAACTTTGGACTTGCGAAATTCAAATGTTTTTCTGACTATTATTGGGCCGATAAACAGATATTATTTGAGCGTTTTGGTTCATTACATAAGCAATATCTCCATCTTTCAGAATGACTTTCCCATCCTTTCCCGATACGGCAATACTCCGCTGCTCTGGATGATAGCCAATGCTACGCCCGCAATGGAGCTCTTCCCCACCATTTTGAGACATGACTTTTACAGTTAACATTTTTCTGCTCCTATTTAGATGCCCTTTCCATCCGGGCCACTGTTCAAAGTAAATTTAGATTCAACAATATTCTGCTCTTACAGGCGATCAGTTCTGCATACACTGCCTGGCACTTTCGACAATTTCGCAGACCTGCGAGGCCGTATCGAAAAGCTGGCGCACCTTATCCAGGCTAACGCATCCCACCAGGAAAAAAGGCACCAGTATCGCTACCAGTGCCCATTTCGCCGCCGTTCGCGGCATTCTGTGTGTCCAGTGTTTTCGGCTCATAAACCACCTGGTTATTAGCGCTTCAACTGAAAGTGAGGCCCGTCTTTCAGTGTTTTCCAGTCCCCGCCCCATTCGATGGCAGTTCCCAGCTCTGCGGCAGCCTGCTTAAATGCCTGCGCGATTTTCTCGTACAGAGGCCAGTCCCATGACACCTGGCTACCAATGTAGGCCACAACATCCACCGCATCACCGGTCAGGTGGCGGCTGTTCATGGTCTGGCTTTTCCCTTCCGCGACCAGCTGCTTCTGGCGATACTTACTGCGCAGGCCTTCCGTAATACCGAAGTCAACCTCCGTCAGCTCCAGCGCACGGCGAACAACAGCAACCAGCTGTGGTTTGACGCCCTCCAGATTTTTCTCACTTCGACGACTGAATCTGAATTTACCGGGCATACTCACCTCCGTAATGAAAGGATTTTTGATACGTTCCCGCGTGCTCGTATCACCAGCACGCAGAACACCAGGTTAATCAGGACGACCAGCCAGTTACCGGGTGGAAAGCGACCACACAGATAACAAAGTGGCGCAAAGGCATACAGCAGCATCAGCAGCCAGGCCAGCCACGACATCAGCGGTTTATGTCTGGAATCACCACGACGATAAAAAAAGAGCGTCAGCACGATAACCGTGCTTAACACCACATTCAGTAATCCGGGAAGGTTACTTAACATTACCGCCTCCACCCCGCAGACGGGAGAACACACCGGACACCAGCGATGCAATATCCTGCTGGTGGATGAACGACAGAATCTTCACCGACACCACCGATACCAGCACCGCACACAGCGCATCTGCCGATGTACCGTCATACCCTGTTTTTGATGCAATCCAGGCTGACAGCACGCGCGCCCCCAGCACGCCGACGATAAACGACACCAAAAAATGCGCCACCACACGCCAGACTGAAAGCGCCTGCGGCATCGTTGCCACAAATAACGCCCCGGCGAACGCACCAAACACAATCCCGAAATCCGTTCCGGTAAACAGCCCGAATACCGTCGCCCCACCGAGCGCCGCAGCCGTGCCGGAACCAGATAAGGGTTCAGACATACGTTTTTCTCCTGTAAATAAAAAAGGGCCACCAGCGGCCCGTAAAAACACCCCGTCAAAGGCGCCCGCAGATGCCTTTTGCGCGGCGTTATTTGATGTGATATGCGCCGGGTGTGGCGAGGATATGAAAAAGGCCCGCCGTAGCGAGCCATGAAAAAAATGAATAAAAAAAACCGCCTGGTGCGGCGGTTAAGGATGTATTTCCAAGTTTTGCTTAGTACGCGATTAATCTCAACGTTATTCTGAGCGATGCTTACAACATCAGAATGATGCATTACCGACCCTGCCAGGAAATACAAAATCTCCACCGATAATGCACCATTCTGCTGTCGTAAAAAAAATCAGCACTGAGGCTAACCTGGCCTCAAATCATAGCCAGAGAACAGAATGTCTCTTAAAACAACCTGCTCCCACGTAATAAAAAATACGCCAGTGCTGCAATACAATAAGGCTTATTTCAAATGCTGGAGCGGGTAGCGGGAATCGAACCCGCATCATCAGCTTGGAAGGCTGAGGTAATAGCCATTATACGATACCCGCATATGGTGCCGACTACCGGAATCGAACTGGTGACCTACTGATTAAAAGTCAGTCGCTCTACCTACTGAGCTAAGTCGGCACTGGCCCGCCACCGAGGACTCGAACCTCGCACACTCAACTTAAAGGGTTGACGCTCTTTCCTGATGAACTGGTGACGGTTGGTGGCCCTTGCTGGATTTGAACCAGCGACCTGGCGATTATGAGTCGCTCGCTCTCACCACTGAGCTAAAGGGCCGGGAGCAGAATAATAATGGTGCGTAATTAATTCTGCAATCTCATCCGTTTCAAACGATTAAATCCTGAACTTCCCTGACTGTCTGTTCAAAACGTCCTGTCTCCAGCTCAACACCAATCGCACAACGCCCCAGTGCCATCGCCGCTTTTACCGTTGAACCTGAACCCATAAAAAAATCTGCAACCAGGTCTCCCGGACGACTGCTCGCGTTGATTATCTGCTGCAGCATTTCTGCCGGTTTTTCGCACGGATGTTTCCCTGGATAGTACTGCACCGGTTTATGCGTCCAGACATCGGTGTACGGAACCTGCGCCGTCACACCGAAATACCGCCGCAAATTTTTATATTCACTCAGCAATTCCGTATACTGCCGGTTCAGCTCACTGTATGTGCTGACCAGCTGGTGGTGTGGTTTTTCCAGTTCCCCGCGCTGATGTTTTTCTGCCGCAACACGCGCAAACAACGCCTGCAATTTGTTGTAATCACCCTCGTTCGGTAACTGCCACTGACTGGTACCAAACCAGTGCGAAGCCATGTTTTTCTTTCCGGTGGCTTCCGCTATCTGTTTTGACGTTATTCCCAGTGATTTACGCGCATCACGAAAGTAAGAAATCAGCGGGGCCATGACGTGCTGTTTTAGCTCGCGCCCCTGTGCCACATAGCCATCATCTTTCGGGCGATACGGTCCCTGATAATGTTCTGCAAACAGAATGCGCTCTGTTGCCGGAAAATACGCCCGCAGACTTTCCTTATTGCACCCGTTCCAGCGTCCGGACGGCTTCGCCCAGATAATGTGGTTCAGCACATTAAAGCGCTCACGCATCATGATTTCGGTGTCAGATGCCAGGCGATGACCACAGAACAGGTAAAGACTTCCGGCAGGCTTCAGTACCCGCCAGAACTGCGCCAGACACTGGTCCAGCCATTTCAGGTAATCATCGTCGCCCTCCCACTGGTTATCCCAGCCCTCGGGCTTCACTTTAAAGTATGGCGGGTCTGTGACTATCAGATCGACAGAGTTTTCCGGTAAGGTCTGGATAAATTTCAGGCAATCAGCGTTGATTAACTCACAACTGGATATTTTTACAGTATTAGTCATAGATCAATAAGCACTTCTCTGATAGGCTCATACTGCTTTTGCGCAAAGCAGATGGGCCTGAGGTTTGCTTGTGACCCCAACGCATGAGCAGATGGCTGGCAGGTGCCGCTAACACCCACCAGCCGCCCATTACCACAAATTAAAAAGCCTTCACTGCAGAAGGCGTCTGTAACAACCGAACTGATAATCTGCCAGACCCGCCATAACAAGCTGGGTCAGGATTAACTGGCAGCGTTCGCGTGAAAGGTAAGTATTCTGCGCAATTTCCCCGACGGTCGCCGGTTCGGTGACGCTTAATTCATTAAACACCACTCTGGCGGTTTCGGTCATATCCTGCTGTTTTAGCATGTCTTTTTCCCTTTTCTGGTTAACGTGACATACCAATAACTCTTGTCTAAAAAGCCAGCAAGCTGAAAGACCGGTATTCGCAACCACCAGCGCGTTTAACGTACTGCATCAATTTTCGAGCATAAAAAGACCGCCTGAGGGCAGCCTTTTTACATTAAAATTAAGTTTTCTTTAACTATGTTGTATGTGAAATTAGCATTCCCTACTGAGTTTATACAACTAATCTGACGTCACACGCACCATTATACTTACTAAAGAAAAGTCATCATCAGGTCCGGCTCTCTCTATACGACGCAAAATGCCATTAGAAAACTTCTGACTATTACTCATCGTATTTGATGTAAATCTGGGGCGTTTTTCCCAAACGTTATGAACCCCATCAGACATGATACACAGATGATATACCCCGTTAATACTAGGTAAATCTTTCCATGTGATAAAATCACAGTCGTATTCCATATCAACATTTGAGGCTATAGCCGTCGTTAAGATATTTTTGCCCGGTTTATCCTTCAAATCTCTGGGTTTAAAAATATTCTGATCAATTAGCATCTGATGCCTGGTATCGTCCTTCGTCAATTGGTATGCTTTCTTCTCTCCAATGCAATACAAACGACAATCACCAATATGACCAATAATAATTCCGCTATCACAAACATAACAAAACGTAAGTGTAGTAGCAGCTTTATCGAACTCATCATTAACATCAGCTAACGACATAACCTTTCGCTTAACTTCATCAAATACATCCGGAACTGTGTCAAAAGATAAGCTTGTCAATGCTGAAAGTTCAGCAATTGCCATTGATGAAGCCTGACTGGCACCAGTGTATGAACCTACACCATCAGCTACGGCAAATAAGATGCCATCCCCTACAATTTTGGGAGGAAGCAATGAATCTTCGTTGACCCTACCTGGTTCTTTTGGATACGAGAATGATGAAGTCGCTATCAGCTGAATCATGACTCACTCCTTAAAAAAGAATGCACAAAATCAAACGCCACATCATCTATTGTCTGATATCTATCATCTTTATCCATCCTGGTACACTTCGCTATGATAGGCTTTATTTTTTTATCATCTAAATTTAAGTCCTCAATTAACCGCCCCACCGCATAAACATCAGTCTTAACTGAATACTCGGCATTATATAAAATCTCGGGAGCCATATATCTTGTACTTCCCATACGGGTACCGATCTCGGTCAATTTAGTGGTATCCCCTTCGGGATTTGTATCTTTTACCAGACCAAAATCAGACACCTTGTATGTTCCGTCGCTAAATCGCAAGACATTAAATGGTTTTATATCTCTGTGTAAATAGCCTTTCGCATGGATGTGAGCTACACCATCTAATACCATTTTCACTATTGAAATTTTTTGATCTGTTGTAAGAAGGTTGTTCGTTATTTCGTGCTCAAGATCACATTCTGCTTTATCCATAATGAACCATGGATTCTCGGCAAACAAATCGCACAAATAAATAGGAACAATATTGCTATGTACGCAATGTGATTGATACACGACCTCCCTTTTAAAACGCCTTCTAAACTGCTCTATTTGCGCCAAAAGCTCTGGTTTTTCGGGGGCTAAAACCTTTCTAGCATAATCCCCACATTCACCCTTGTTGAGGTTGTAAACCTTAACGTGTTCAACAAAGCCAAATGCACCCCTTCCAATCAACTGAATTCGTTTTATAAAGTAATTACCGTGCTGTTCTTCCATTAAGCTCACCGACCTAAATTGTAAGAATATCCATATCTTACAACTACAGATAAAAAGGTCCACAGAGTTAAGCAAAAAACCCGCATTTAAGCGGGTTTACACACTATACGGCAAAATATCACATTTACATAAAATGTATGCGATTTAATTGACTTTTGCAATATCTCGTCGTGAAAAGGTCGCTTTTTGTTGCGATCTCATTTTCACGGTGCAAATCAAGGATTCTGTATCGAGTTTCTTAAAAATGTCGCACATCTCACGCCAGTAGTTCGCATAATTATGGCTCCAGTTGTCAGGCTTAACTCCACACAGTCTGGCAAGTTCCTGTCGCTGGTAGACGTCACGCCCAGTAATCCTCCCCCTGACATCCTGCGCCGCCAGCCAGATTAATTTCTTCAGACGCTCAAGCGTTTTCCCTGTAATTTTTCTGGTGCCAAAATGCACCTGAAACTTATCCCACGCCCATTTCGCAATGACCACCTGATAATCCCAACTCGGATTTTCACTGTATACCCACAGCACCCACGCCTTCTGATGCTCTTCAAGAGACAGAACGGCGCGTCGCCATGATGATGTCGAAAACTCAACCGGACTGACCAGGGCAATTGATGAACCTTTCGCCAGCGATTGCTTTCCCGGGATTGGTGGATTATCCCGCGTTATCATTTTTCCAGTCACTTCATCGCGGTACCGGATTTTTTTTCGCCTGTAACGCCCTGTATCGAACATGGCATTCTCCTGCCAGGCTTCAAGCTGCCCTTTTGTTGATCCACTCAAATCGGCGGTGGCAATCATGAGTTGCTCACGAACAAACTGTAAATACTGGTTATTCATGCGCACTCCAGTTCTGTGATTTTTATCCCCAACCGCCCACCAGGAACAAGCTGACCGCGCACAATATTAATTTCATCAAACTGCTCGTCGTCGATAAGCAACCCCGCATGTGTCAGTGCATCCAGTGGTGCTTTCAGGATATTGTCCAGGTCACGACGACGTTTATCCGGTGGCTCTGCAATCACCTTTATCGCCAGCCTTCCGGACAGGTTTAATTTCAGCCGCTGCTGGCGAACAATAAGCGCCACAGCCCGGCGATAACGCTTTCCCTCCTCCGAGATAAAATATGTGCTGCCACGGCGTCGCCAGTAAGTGTTCACCGTCGGCGGGTAAGGTAAAACCAAATCTATGAGCATCAGTCACCTCTTTTACCCAAGCACGCCAGTTGCAAAGGCGTGATCAAGAAAACGAAAAATTAAATCAACCTGAGAACCATGCTTTTCTTCGAACGCCAGCGGATCCGCATGAAGCTCGTTGTGATGCCCCCGACACAGCGGTAGCGTGAAAATATCGTGAGATTTTGTCCCCATTCCGCCCTGACCATGACCAATCAGGTGATGGGGATCGTCGGCTGGCTTACCACAACACGCACACGGCTGTGTCTTCACCCAGCGGGTGTATTTCTCGTTAACCCAGCGGCGACGTTTAGGTCGTTTCATGAAAGATTCCGGAGACTCAGGATCAACGGCAATGCTGACCACCGTCTTTTCCTGTGGTGGGTTCTGTTGCTGGTGGGCGTGAGGCAGCGGCGCAAGATTTTTTGTGCGCTGCTTCAGCATGCTGGTGGCGGTCTGCTCTCCCGGCACGATGTCGCTCTCGCGGTATACTGAGCGAATTTTTTCCGCACGTAACCCCAGAGAACGACGTAATGCTGCCTCTGGTAGCGCGTCCGCCACCTGATTGCAGACCGCCCACCAGGATAATTCAGCCAGCGATAATTCCCGCTCCTGCGTGCCATTCATTGCGTGGCGGATGACATCAATCATCCATGCTGACAGGTTTTGGTGAGCAAGCTGCCCGAGTGATTCAGAAGTCTGGTCACGCAGCTGGTTGTCGCAGTACCAGCACAACACCATTGCGCCAGTACCATAACGGTGAATAACGGTTTCACTGTGATGATAGTCACCATGAGGCCACTGGCAGGATTTAACGTGGCGTAACAGCCAGTCAGACAATGCACCAGCACCACCAGCAGCACGAATCACCCGCTCATCGCTGAAAAATGGCAGTAATGATTTATCCTCCGCCAGCGGCTGGCGAACAGCAGGAACGACTCCGGACGGCAGACCATGCATGCTTTTCGGTTCCGGCTCCACCAGAACTCGAGGGTTATGAAATACCTGCATGGATTCACGGCCCGGTTTTAGCACCACCAGCCCAAGTTCCGGTACCGGAACAGGTCGAAGTAATACCCGCACGTTACCTCCAGATGCGTTGCTGGAATGTGCGGGACGGACGCGGTGGGCGTTCGGAATAAGGGAGCCTGACATAGATTATCCAGTGACGATAATCGAGGCTGAGGGCTTTCTTAACCTCGTATCCGCGCCTGCGGTAGTTATGAATTAGCCATTCGGCCTGTTCTTCAGTACATGGTGGGTGTTGGTACCAGTCGGTTTTAAATGCGTGTGAACGCCGCCCGTGCCGGATGGCAAGGTCGGTATCAGAATTGTGAAATTTGTTTTTGTGCGCCATCGGTTGTCTCTGCTGGCGCAGCAGGTGCCAGTTGTTCAGGCTGGCGTGCGAATTGTAAACCAGAATGCCAGGAAAAAACAAAACCCGCCGAAGCGGGTTTTCATTGGAAGCACCTTTAGTTTTGCTGTTCTATTTTAAGCTTGATAGTTTCATACAAAACAATAGTTGCGCCTGTTTTACATAATTCCCGGCTGTCATACGCGCGAGACCAATAACACAACCAGTTCTCGAGATCTTCTCGAGTATAGGTTTTGCAGGCCAGTCCCTCTGCCATTTCCACGATTTCATCGCCTGGTGCTGTTAACTCATAGCCATTCAACAACAAGAAGACGTAACCAGCCATCATAGCTGTTCGTTTGTTCGCATTAGCAAACGGATGATTCTGAATCAGACTTTCAATCAATACCGATGCCAGTACAAACATGTCATTAGTCTGTTCATACCATCGAACCATGCTGGGACGGGCCTGAGAAGAACTTAAGTTATCTGGACTCAGAACACCAACGGGCTCATCTGGCGTCTGTAATTCAATTAGGGAACGATTGATTTCAACAAGATCATCAACCGTAAGGTAATGCACTCCTTCAACAATCTCAGCCATAGAGCACAATACCCATCATTACACTTTTGAAAGTTCTTCCATGGCTTTCTCATAACGAGAAAAACCGAAATCAAAAGCATTTTTCACTTGTTCACGATGTGCGCAGTTTTCATCAATCGCTGGGCGAGGGACTGCCACAACGCTTTTATCGCGAGGCGGAATACTCAACCGCGTGTGTTTTTTGAGTGGGCAGCTCATACTAATGAGTCCTTTTGTTTTCCGATTATTGGCAAAGCCATGCACCAAATTTGATGCAAAATAGATCTGTTTGAGATCCTTAGGATAGTCTAATGGTAGCTAAAATTACAACCTCATTATGCGACGAAAAACCCGCCGAAGCGGGTTAAGTGCGGGTGCGTTGAGGATGCCTGACACATCAGAGGTGGCGAGGGATTTCTCCCTCGCCTGGTCTCTTACTCCTCAGGTTCGTAAGCTGTGAAGACAGCGACCTCCGTCTGGCCGGTTCGGATTCGTACCTCGCAGAGGTCTTTCCTCGTTACCAGTGCCGTCACTATGACGGTTAAACAGATGACGATCAGGGCGATTAACATCGCCTTTTGCTGCTTCATAGCCTGCTTCTCCTTGCCTTTCGGCACGTAAGAGGCTAACCTACATGTGTCTAGCATGAAATTGGCCTCAGATTAATGTTAAGCGTCTTGCAGGACGCGTAATGTTAACTGGGGCTTTTCTCTATCTGCCTTTTGGTGTTCATGCCTGAGGCAGATAGCCTCAAGCACCCGCAGCAATTCTACTTAACTCACGTCACCTCGCCAATATAAAATCAATCAGAAAGGCGATCCGTAAGAACAACAGCAAGACAATAAATTGCCATTACAGCCGCAATAGCTAGCGCACATTTGAGAACCAGCACGACAACCTCCTGTATTGGACGTACACCAGTCCTGATAAATATGAGGCTGTCTCATCATTGATTCAATATAACTATTGGGTATAGTTTCTGTGATTTTGTTCTGTAGAAATGGAACACAACAACCAGTCTCCACCAGCACTTCTTTAAATACGCCAAGTCCGACGCAAGCTAACCTTCTAGTCCGCTTTGAGCGAACTGTGGAAGCTCGCAAATGTTGTTACATCTGATGAAGGCATTACTCAAAGGAGGGGATAGTAGTCAACGTGGAGCAGGCCATGTTAGTATTTTTATACAATTCGACTAAGGGAAAAACAATGAGGCTTTACATAATAGGAAATGGATTTGACATGCGTCATGGCTTACCAACAGGATACAAGCACTTTAAGTCGTATGTAGAAAAAAATGACCAAGATCTATATGACGCGATAGAAGAATACATTCCTGCTGGGGACGAGTGGAATGAGTTAGAAAATGCTTTAGGTGAAATTGATTATGAGCTTATCCTTCAAAACAGTGAGATATTTTTGGCTTCATACAATACCGATGATTGGAGCGATGCTTATCATCACGATTACCAATATGAAGTAAATAAAATCACACAAATGCTGTCAGCTCGTTTGAAGGAGCAATTCGCTGATTGGGTTAAAGGGATTAACATAGCCGATGCTTACAATCCTAAGCAATACATCCCGCCCATACCAAGAGAAAGCATCTATTTTTCATTTAATTATACAAATACCTTGCAGCAGATCTATGCCGTTCCAGACGAGCAAATCATACATATTCACGGCAATTGTAGTTACGATGACGATCTCATACTTGGTCATAGTTTTAGGGTGGATGATCCTACCCACGTAATATGGACACAGGCCTAAGCGAGGTTCTTGTTTTCAAATTGTTCCGGACTGAGGCCGCCACACCAACTGTGCCGCCGCCACCGATTGTAATCACATTCGATATAATTAAACACCGTTGCCCGCATTATTTCCCGGCTGATAAAGTGTTCTCCATGGATACATTCCACTTTCAGCGAATGAAAGAAGCTTTCCACGCAGGCATTATCGTAGCAGCAACCTTTTGCGCTCATACTTCCACGCAGATTATGCCGCTTCAGTTGCGCCTGATAATCTGCTGAACAGTACTGGCCTCCACGGTCCGTGTGAACGATAACGTTCCG